GCCACCGCCACTGATCCGGCAGCCTCCAGCTGCTGGTTGATTTCTTTCAATTGCTGGACCAGAGAATTAAAGTATTCGGTCCAGCTGACCGATTGACCGTCGATCGAATAGGACGGCTTGGGACTGGCGGTGATTTCCGCCAGTCGAGCGGCGATATTCTCCTTGACAGCTTTCAGATTGTCTTCGTAGCTCGCCATCAGCTCACCTTGGCAATCACCCTATCTAGCTCGCCACGCGCCACCTGCTCTTGCAGCCGCTTCCAGCTTTCTTGCTTTCCTTGCCTCTGGAAGTTAGCCTGCAAGAATTTGTCCCAGGCGTCTTGCTCGCTGTCGGCGTCCAGCTCCAGCCTCTTGACCGGAGCCGGACTGTGCCGCAGCTCCACTCGATAGCGCCCCTTGCCACTATTAGGCAACTGTGTTTCCGCTGTAGTCTTGCGGGCCAGCTCATGCATCAGCCTGAGATTCTCAGCTCGCAGCTCTGCCAGCTCCGCAGTAGGATCGGACGACCTCGTAGAGTCCAGATAGTCAGCGCCAGCTTCCAGTGTCTTTTCTTTTTTTCCCATATTTGGCCATCCTCTTACGCGCGGCTTTCGTTCATCGCCCGAGGCTCAACCACACTTACCGCGTCCTTAACAGTTACTTTGACCTGGAACACAATGTCCCGATTAAATGCGTCGGGGTGGTTAGGTGATGCCTCCTCCATCTCAATGTCCCAATTGACAAATCGCCGGAGCAGCTCGCTCACGTCACCCAGCCACCAGTCCGTATCTGTGGCTGCACGAGCGGCTAACAGATTGCTGGACAAGATTTGATAGTTAGCCACCGGGTTAGCGGCGATAGTTTGCGTAGGATTGCCCGAGGTCGCATACCCAGGAGTCGCAACACGGATTTCTGTTGCGCTCACAATCCGCTTGGCCGTGAACAGATTCTGCGGCGTGACCACGAGATGCTTGGGCGTGATCAGGATGGGCTCCCCGGTGTAGGGGTCAGTGATCGCGGACAGAGTGAGCAATGCGTTCTCAATATCGGTCCAGTCAACTAGCGCATTGCTCGTGGTTACGTTTTTCCAAGGAGTCGATGTCTGATAGGTAGCGTAACTGGTGCCCTTCCAGTGGTAACGATGGCCACCAGCAACTGCCGAAACAGCCCCGGCGTTCTCGTCAATCAAAGCGTCAATTACTCGCTTTTCGAGGTTCAAGCCGGCATAGAACCCAGCCCGCCTGGCCCGCTGCAACAACAGCCCAGTCTTATCGCCGAAAATCGCCTCGCGCGTTAAGGCGATCCTCATGCCGCGCTTTTGCTTGGCAGCAACCTCAATATAATCTTCACTGACTCCCACGGTGGGGTAGTCATTGCCTTCACTGACAACCAGCATTTCATCCCCGATCTCGGAGATGCCAGGAATCTTCTCCATGTCCTGGTTGTCAGTCTGCACCACCGGCACCACGGGCGTGAAGACGAACTGCTCGTCTTGGTAGCCCTGCCGGATAGTGCTGAACAGAATCTGGCCGGTGATGTGAGAGAAGTCCGAATAGCGGACTGCACCGGCTTCAAGCAGTTCGTTGCGACGGTACAGACGCCCGCTCTTGGGGCGCAAATTGCGAACCCACTCTTCGCCAAGAAAGGCTTCGGCAAGATCGCGGAAGCTGAAATCCTCCGGTCGCAGGTGCCCATTGTCAAGAGCTTCGGATAGATGCCGGCAAACTACCCCAGTTCCCTGGAGTTCGCATTGCCGCTTTAATTCGCGCGAGTTAACGCATCGAGTGCCTGGTATCTCTGATCTCCTTTTCAGCTATTAGACTCTACCCGCCACAAAAGAGCAATAATCCAGCAACAGGGTTTCACTATTGGCACCACCAGCTTTCAAATAGCCGGCCACAAGGCGCATCTCGGTTGCAGACGCATAACCCAAAGTGTGTTTGATCTTGGAGCCGTTGCTATCGGTCAATTGGGTGTCGTCCACGAAATAGGTGAACTCGTAGTTGGTTCCATCTACTGGACGGCCAATAATCCGCAGAGTCTGGTAATTACTACCACCCGCAGTGAACGTCGAAGTGGTGCGCTTGACAGTGGAGCCATTCTTGCACGCACAACGCCAGGTAGTTTCGCCGTCTACCTTGTAGATTAGAACGCCACTGTTCGAGATATTGTCACCGCCGCCATTGTCTGACAATAAATCAGCGCCGGCAGCATCGGCCAGACCAACAGCAACGTTCGCATCGTCACTGTTGGCCTCAACGAATTTGATCCGCGCCTCAAAGATCAGCGTGCAGTCAGCCTGGAATAAGGCGACCTCATTCGTGCTACGGACCATCACTTCGTTATTGTCAGTCGACCCGGTCGACATTGACACGACGCCATTCTTGGCGTCCGTAGCCGCTGGGGCAGATATGCCAGTATCCGCAGCAAGCGAAGTCCAGAAGTGCGGCGAGATGTACCAATCAAAATCATCGAACCGTTCATACTGCAGTCTTGCACGCGAAAACCACTCTGGTAGAATAACGTCTCGTATCGGTTCTCCCTTCTTAATTCAGAATTGCCTCGGCTAATGTCTTACCATCGGTGATCAGCCTAACCGACTCACGCACACCTTGACTGCGCGCCCCGCTAGGCCGCGAATTGGCGGTTCGCTCTTTCGCCCAAGCGAGCACACGCAAGGCCTGCTCCTCTTCTAGGCCAACTACCGCTTTGGCCAAAGTCTCGGGGTCTTCGACTCCAGCGATTTTGACCAGGGCGGCTGCCCTGGCCTCAGTCAAGCCGGCGATAGAACGATTGCGCGACTCCTTCTGTTCTGACCCATCGGTTGGCTCGTCTCCCGTATCACTCGCCATCTGATCGTCCGCCGCTGGCGGTTCCTCCTGGCCCGCCGTGACCTTGCGGTGAGTTTTGATTAGCTCCACTACTTGCTTTAGTGCCTCTTCATCGCCGTCTAAAGCCTGATCGACCGCGGCCATAATTGCGGCGCGGAACCCGTCTTTCAGCGCGTCCATTGGGTCAGTTTCAGGCTCAGGCTCTGGCAGCTCGGCTGAAGCCGCCGGCATATCGCCGTCTACCTCCAACAATCGACGGCGCATCTGCCTGGGTAGCTTCCTGTCCGTAGACAGTCGATCGAGCAATTCCGTAAACTTGATTCGTGCTATCTTCCTTGCCTCCCATAGACTAGAGTTTGTGGCCGGGTCCGACACCAAATCCACAGAGTAGACCTTGGCGATTTCCGTAATCACCTGCACACCGTCGCGCACTTCCCATTGTGCCGCTTCGGCATTGTGCGACAAGCCAAATAGACCAAGGGCACGCTCGCAATCCTCGCATACCCGAGATGCGACAGGATGTTCCCGCACAAAGTACAGATCGCCAACAATCGCATCTCCGCTAAGCCGAGCGTTCCGAATTTTGCCGAAGAGCTGCTCAACTGGTCGGAATTTCTCACCAGTAGAAGGGTGATCCAAATAAACCTTAACGTCCTCGTATAGCCCCGAATCAATGGCCCGGCGCATCGCCTCGGGAGTGTAATAGCGACCATTCGCCGAGGAAGCGCCCAAAATCTTGACGCCCTCAATCACACCGTTGGCACGATCCACTTGTAGCGGAACAGCCGACTTGATGGGGGCCTCGATGATGCGCAATATCACAACTCCCTCAACACCGGAGTGAGATAGCAACGACAGTTCCAGGCAATCGAACCATCAGCCTCTTGTGGCGGCCGTGGCATCTCGTCTAGCCCCTTTTGCCCGCGCTTGGGTTGCTTATAATATCGCGTCCCATTTCTGCCCCGGTGCTCAGGCCTAGTATTCTGGTCCAGGGTTGCGTGAATCTGATAGCCGATTACCAGGTCGCCAACTGATTCAAACGAATCTAACTGTGCCTGGCCGACTACGGCCATTCCGAAGGTGCGAGCAGTCCGACGCGCACGAACACGATTGTTCTCAAGATAGGGCAAGACTAGCTCAGCCACTTCTTGCTGACTTTTTCCGCTCGCCAGCCCAGCAGCGATTTCATTAGCCAAATCCCGTGGCAACTTCTTGACGGAATCACCAATAGCGCGCCAATTGGAAGGCTTGATCCACCGCGACAATACACGCAACACGTCTTGTTCCGCCGGTGGCTGGAATAGCAGCTGTTTAAATAGCGATCGCTTTTGTCTGTTTGTCAGCTGATCTCCACGTAAATCAGCCGCCAGGTTGGCCACCTGGAGCTTTTGATTGGGGCTAATTTGCAGACTTAAGCTACCCTGCTCCTGTAAGCTACTACGACTCTCAGTAGCACGCAATGCCAAAGATCGCAAAAGCAACTGTCGCGCTCGCAAATAGCCGATCTTATACAGCCGCTTGAACTCCGTAACGAAAGCCTGCACCAGGAGAGCGGGAATCTGACTCAGGAGCTCCAGGGCACGCCTGTAATTGAAGATATAGTCTCGCGGGTTAGCGAGCAATTCTCGAAGACTACGCCAAACGCGAACAATCGCCCGATCAATCGCCAAGACAGAACGATCGACGCTAGCTAGTGTTCGCTTCCACAACTGTAGGTGGTGAGCCATAGCTACTCAGTTGGCAAGTCAAGAGGCGGCGCGTCTGGCGTGTTACGCTGATTCCACAAATCGTTGTTGGCTTGTACTAGCTCAGGGTCCAGGCCCCATTCGGCACTCACGGTCTGTCTGTCCTTGGCACCGATTCCAACCAGAATTTGATCGATCTGAGCCTTCTCAAGCTCGTTGCGGTGCAAAACCGCTGGACCTTTGACTTGCAGGTCAATCTTAGCTAGAGCCTCGCGTGGCAACTTGCCGCACTGGGCGGCCCAACTGATCGCTTTCCAGACTGCCCGCGCGAATGCTGCCACTAGATACTCTTGCCAGCTTTCGCCGGCCTTAACGAAGGGTGCCGAGGCCTCCTGAGTGCTAGAGTAATTGCCGTTACTCGCGTCCGCCGACACCAGATATTCAGGAGCACACAGGCTAGATGCACCTTGCCGCAGATCAGCCTGCACGCCCTGGATGTACGACATCGTTTGGTCGGGCGGCTGGCCCACCAATTGTTGACCAGCAGGGATGCGACGAATCGTACCTGGCGCGATCCGCTCCACCCGCTCAACGTTTCCAGTCACCGGGTTGATGCTGGAATACTCGCTCAAACTGGACGCCAGCGCCGAAATCTGCGCCTGTGTGCCAGAGGCGTACTGCCAGATTTCAGCCGTCGCCGCACGAATCGCCGCGCCAAGTGACAGGTTCCTCTGCAACTTGCTCGCCCGTAGGAAGGCGTCCAGGGTGTCCCAGCTGAACTCCGGCGAGCCACGCTTGACGGTTGAGTCAGTATCTGGCCCTTTTAGGTGGAGAATCTGATCAGCCGGCACCAGTTCCCCTTGCGTACCATGCACCGAGTCCAGGTAGACTAAGTGGTACTCCAGGGGCACTTCCACGTCTTCGTAAGGGCTAGTCTGGTGCCGAATCCCAAAGGACCAGCCACTAGTCAGAGCTGCACCGGGCGGGTCTTGAATCTGCTC